TTATTTTGTGGTTATCAGCTCAAATTCTTTAAACCTAATCACTTCATCACCAATCAGTTCATTGAGCTGTAACATCTTGGCTTTCAATGGCCCACCCTCGTTAAAATTATAAGCTTCAGATGCAGACTTGATATCTCCAAAGCCACCAGCATTTGATGGGATGATACCAAGCAACTGTGGGTAGACTCGCATAGATGCAAGCATGTCATCACGACTGGTTCCTTTGATACTTACGAAATCATCCTTTGCGGCAATCTCCGATGTCGGAATAACTTGAATACCATCCTTCTTGCCATTCGGGCTGTAGTAGAACAGGTTACGAAAGTTCCCTGGTCCTTTACTTTCTTTCAATGCTGTTCTCAGTGCAGTAATATCATTCGGATCTGAAGCTGGGTCATTTACATATAGAATAAATCCTGCATGCGACCCATTGTTGTAATATTTTCGACGGAACAATGTTGCAGAGTCATTCAGCCAAGCACTTTGCAAAGCTGATAAATATTCAGGTACACCATAAATTTCTTGATCAATATCTGTTTCGCGTACATGAAACACTCGACCATTCATAAATTCATGTTCTACATAACCATTGTGATCATTCGATAGATAAAAATATTGACCAGGTAAATCACCGACTCTTGTATATTTTGATAGAGCTGCTTTTAATTGAATACGATTATTCAAACGTGATCGAATATCTTCTAAGTAAAAGTTACCACTCCACAAAATATCCAGAGCAATTTGATCAAAATCTTTTTTACTCAAATGTGGATGTGGAATAAATAAATTCGATAAATAATTCTTCTTAAAATTAATTGCACTACTTAAATATGGTGTGCCTTTTACCGTTTTTGATAAACCATGTAGATCGGCTTGGGGTTCATACCAACGACCATTAAACCAACATTCCATATAATTCGATAAATCATGGCCATCAGTAATTGGAATTGCATCTCCAAATGTAAATGCCTCAGTTTTAGAATTCGAGTGCATTGGGAAGTTAGGATGAGGTCGTAAATTCAGCGCATTATTTAAAATGTTTTTTGCGATAGAAAATGGTTTCATGAATAAATCTCAATCATTGAAGAATTGGTTTCTGTAATACCTGCTAGTGGCTCGTTATAAATTGCATGCATGAGTGCCCATGCGAGATCTGCATGACCAACATCATCTGAACGCCCAGCTGTAAATGTGATTTGTTTCTGAGAAGCAGTAAGAGTTTTTTTAATGCTCATTAATGACTGGGTTAAATCTTTGTTGCCTGAGTCATATTCAAGACGACCATTTCGGACAACATCTAAAGTTTTATAAACAAGATTTGATTTAACTTCTGGTGAATAATTAAATGTGGTCAAAGCAGGGAAAAACTGGCGTACAAGTTCTGCAACACCATAGCCCATACCAGTAGTATCAATTCCGATATAAACCACGTTATAACGTAGAGTTATATTTTTGATATGTTCTGCCTGTTGTGCAAAATCATCGCCTTTGAATTGATGACATTCCAGAACTCGGAACTTTCCACCAGGAACCAGTGGTGGGGCAACAACAACTAAACCTGCATTATCACCTGTACGTGCAGGATCATAGCCGACCCACACTGGTCTATTTGCAAATGATCTTGCATGATGTGGCTTGAAATCATTCCAAACTTCAAATGTATCTACCATGCAACATTGCAACATGCTAAGCGGAAACATGGACTGACCATCATCGACAAATTTACACATGAACAAGTTTTGAAAATCGTCAGGTGCATATTCAAATTTAAGTCGTTCAATATTAAATAAATCACATCCGCCTGCTTTTGCATCCTCAACAGTGACTATCTGACGCCACATTAAATCTTCACAAACACGCCCATCTTTTAAAGCATCATGGCTAACATCAATTTTTAATTGTTGTTCTTTAGTCCGACCTTTATTGAAACGAGTACCTGTCCAAAACTCATAGGCTTCATGTGTGATTGTTGAAGGTGTTGAAAAATAAGTTTTTCTCCATGTTTCATGTGTTGCCATTGCTGAAGCAACTTTCTCAAGTTCAGCAAAACCATGAGTCCAGAAAATCTCATCAAAATACAAATTTCCATGATGACCTTGAGCCGTTCTATAGTTGGTACCTAAGAACCGAAGCTCAGCACCATTAGATAGAACTATAGGGTCACCAGTGAGTTCAACACCACAGATTTCCTCTGCATAAGTTCGTATGTAATGCTTAAAAATATGTGCTTGGGCTTTAGAAGCTGACAAGAAAATTTGATTTCGACCTGTTTTTAATGCATCGATCAATGCTTCAAATGCGAAATAATAAGTCGCTCCGATTTGACGACTTTTTAAGATCATTCGAGAACGTTGATCCATCGCTCGGTACCATGTCCACTGGTACTTAAATAGACGTTCTTCAAATGCCAGTACCATTTCTTCGATCTGTTCTTCATCAAAATGGTTTGATACTTTTTTACGCGGTGCTGAGTTACGTCTTTGAATATTAGGATTTAGATCGGCTTCAGATCCATCCAAACGATATTTTTCTATTCGAGCGAATTCTTTATAAGTCCGCATCAACAGATCAATTTCTTTAATATCGCCTGAAGTCTTTTTATTTTTAAGAATAAGTTGCATCAAACGCACAGTCAGCGCACATTCAACACGATTTTCAGGTTTTTCTTTTTCCCATTCGTCCCGTGTTTTCCATGCTTGAACAGTCCGCTCTTTTTCTTCTAATACTTCTGCTATATCGACAATTTTCCAGCCAAGCCAATAAAGGAACTTTCCTTTCAGCTTGTTGTCCATTATTAAATGCAGATTTGCGATGGGGGATAGGTCATTCATTACAATGTTTTGCTTATTTTCTATAAGCGAACATTGGCAGTAAGGAATCTAACAATCAGTTCATGTGAGTTGTAAAAAGGCTTAATACAAAAGGGTTTAATTGCTTGCTTAGCGTATAATTGCCCATTCTGCACCTATTCAAAAGCGTGATTTTTATCCGTCAATTTTTTTTATGAATAGGTTTGCAAATGAGCAAAGAAGATAAGAAATATAAATCGAAGTGGTTCCGTATTGCCGTGGCAGGGGATACCACCGACGGTCGTGAAATTCAGCCAGAATGGATCGTCCAAATGGCGCAAAGTTATGACCCAAATACCTACGGTGCTCGTATCAATATTGAACACTTTCGTTCAGTTTTTCCTGACAGTGTTTTTGGTGCTTATGGCGATGTCATTGCGTTAAAAACAGAAAAAGTCACAATCAATGGTGAAGAAAAAGACGCACTTTTTGCTCAAATTGAACCAACTCAAAGTTTGATTGATCTCAACCAGAAAAAACAAAAAGTCTATACCTCCATTGAGGTGGATGAAAACTTTGCTGGTAAAGGTTCTGCATATTTAATCGGTTTGGCTGTGACAGACTCACCTGCATCATTGGGTACCGAATATTTGCAATTTGCTGCTACAGCAAAATCCAATCCTTTGGCAAGTAAAAAACAGCGACCTGAAAATTTATTTACTGCTGCCGTCGAGACGGAATTCGAATTTGAAGAAGTCAAAACACAGCAATCATATTCCGCAGGCTTGGTACAAAAAGTAAAAGACCTGTTCTCAAAACAACAAAAGTCAGAACAGAAGTCTGCGGAATCCTTTTCTGAGCAAGAACTAGCCATTGTTGAAATCGCAACTGAAACCGCAAATCAAGGTCAAACTGTTTCAAAACTTGAAAATGATTTCAATACGTTAAACACAGCACATGAGCAGCTGCAAAAAGATTTCAATGAATTCAAAACCAAGTTAGATGGTGAGCCTGATCAACAGCCACGTCCAACTTCAGGGAATTCAAAATTCACTGAAACTGTCGATTGCTAAAACCATCACTATAAATATAAAGAGTATCTAACATGCGTCCAGAAACACGTTTTAAATTCAATGAGTCGATGACTCAATTAGCCAAGTTGAATGGTGTAAGCAAAGTATCTGAAAAGTTTAATGTTGCACCAACGATTCAACAAAAATTAGAAGATAAAATTCAGTTGTCTTCTGCATTTTTACAGAAAATCAACATTTTCTTAGTTCAAGAACAGTCAGGTTCAGCAGTTGGATTGGGTATTTCACGTCCAATTGCCTCACGTACAAATACAGACACGACAGATCGCCAAGCCAAAGACCCAACGTCGATGGATGAGCGTTTTTATATGTGTCGTAAAACTGATTTTGATACAGCAATCAAATATCAAAAACTAGATCAATGGGCAAAATTTAAAGATTTCTATGCCCGTTTTAGTGGTCAAATTCAAAAACGCCAAGGTCTAGACCGTATCATGATTGGTTTCAATGGTACTTCTATTGCGACGACCACTGACATCATTGCAAATCCAAAATTGCAAGATGTGAATAAAGGCTGGTTGCAGAAAATGCGTGAAGAAAACTCTGAACGTGTGATGTCATCAGGTAAAGTTGTTGGAAAAATTACCGTCGGTGCAACTGGTGATTATCACAATGTTGATGCTTTGGTAATGGATCTGACCAATGAAATGATCGATGAAGTACATCAAGACAATCCTGATTTGGTGGTACTTTGTAATCGTAAAACATTGGCAGATAAATATTTTCCGATTGTGAACAAAGAACAAGAAAACTCGGAAAAATTGGCAGCTGACATCATCATCAGCCAAAAACGTATGGGTAATTTGCCTGTTTATGCAGTGCCGTTCTTCCCAGAAGATGCAATTTTAGTGACGACTTTTGACAACCTTTCAATTTATGTTCAAGAAGGTGCTCGTCGTCGTACTGTCATCGACAATCCAAAACGTGACCAAATCGAAAATTATGAATCTTCAAACGAAGATTATTACATCGAAGATTTGGGTCTTGCTGCAATGGCTGAAAAAATCGAATTGGTGTAATTATGACCCTAGCACGTCAACATTTCCAAAAACATCAAGCCAAAAAGGCAGCCGAATCGGCTGCTGAGTTTGGTGCGATGCAAGACATGACGGCTTATGAGTTGCAGATGGTGCAACTCAATAATGACCGTCAACGTCTCAAACAAATCCAAGCCACCGCAGCTAAAGTTGTTTTAAAAACAGCTTTGCTTCCAAATTATTTACCATATATCGAAGGCATCCTTGAAGCTGATAAGTCTATTCAAGATGAAGTCTTTATGACTATTTTAGTTTGGTGTATCGATATTGGTGATTATGCCAAAGCATTGGAATTAGCAGAGTTTGCTTTACGTCATAACATGATCATGCCTGATGCATTTAAACGTAATACAGCAACTTATGTTGTTGAAACAATTTCCGAAATGTTCTTAAAACAACTTAAAACTGATGCTGCAGTTGATATTTCAGTCTTAGAACAAGTTGAACATCTGATTCTAAATCCTGATTTAGATCCAAAAGTATTGGATATGCCGAACCAGGCTAAAGCAAAACTGTATCTTGCTTTGGGTAAAGCCACCGTCAAATTAATTCAGAGTAAAGATGAACCGAGTAAAGTGGATCTCGTACATGCTCAATCTGCACAAGTTTATTTAACTTCGGCATTTGAATTAGATGAAAAGTCTGGAGCTTTAGGCGAACTCAAAGCAACAAAGAAATTTCTTGATAAATTTGCAGATCGTTTACCAAAACAGCCTGAACCTTTACTGAATAGTGACGGTTCACAAGTCGTAGATGACCAAGGTGCCTTGGTTTTTAAACCGACTGAATAAGTGCCCACGCACCGCATGGGCGAACAATTTCGGTGTCATTACATCGTAATACACGCTTAGAGAATTGTTCCCACCCATGCACTAAATTCAACAAAAAAAGACGGCAGGGGACAGCATGGGATTCGTTGCAAATGGCAATACAACACCAAGTCAAATCATCATCAAAAGTGACCCGTTTTATCCGAGTGTTGATCTTGACCATATCCGAGAAATTGTCCGTATCGACGGTGCTGTTACAAACCAACGATTGCAACAAGTCATCATCGAAGAAGTCATCGACTTAAATCGGCTACTCAAATCCCTAAAAGAAAAAGCTTCTGTTTTATCAGATCTTGCTGAAACTCAGATCAACGACCAACCAGCAACCAACTTTTTATATTTATCTGCAGTTGCCAATGGTGTCGCAGCAAAGGTCAATGAAAACTATCGCAACTACGACAGTTCAAATTCAGGGGCTAAAAAGGCAGAGCAAGCGGAATGTACCGTTGATGATTACCGACGCAATCGCCAGTGGGCAATCCAGCAATTGCTTGGTGAAAACCATACCGTGGTGGAGTTGATATGAGAATTATCCCATTCAAAAGACCTGAAGGAAAACAAACAGTAGTTGTTCTAAGTTCAGAAGAATTTTCTCAAATGATTGCTGAAGCTATTGCTACCAAACTCGGAATTGATTTGGGAAATGAAAATATTTCATTTTATTTTTCAAATGATGCTCATCACTACACATTGGGATCGGGAAAAACTAAAGACTATGGCTGTTCTATTAATTTTTTAGAACGGAATCATGACAATGCCTAAAACCATCATTGCTCTGCAAAACGACACAGTCGATGCGATCTGTTGGCGCGAGTACGGTCGTAGTTCTGGTGTTGTTGAATTGGTTTTATCAGCGAACCCAAAACTTGCAGGGTTTGGTGTGTTTATTCCTATGGGAACACAAGTCACATTGCCCGAAATTGAAACACCTCAACAAACAAAACAAACCATAAACCTATGGGACTAATAACAAGATGCCAGAACCAACCACAACAGCAGCTGCAACCGCAATCACTTTAAGTGCAGCTTCACTTTTACCATTTATCAACGGCAATGCTTTGTTGGGTGCAGTCTTTGGCGCAGCATTATTTGCTACGACTAAGAAAGATTTAAAACCCCTTCAACGCATGCTGACGATGCTTTTAGCGACGGGCATTGGTTATTTGCTTACACCTGAAATTACATCCCGTTCATTTATTAGTAATGACGCAACAGCTGGTATGGTCGCAGCCATCTTCTCACTTCCCATCATTTTAAAAATTATGGTGTGGGTAGATCAGTCCAACTTAACAGACATCATCAATAAAATTTTTCGTGGTGGAGGATCATCATGATGGAACAATTATTTCAATTCGTCGCACTTATTGCATACATGATCTGCGGTTTTCGCATCATTTGCTTTAATTCTGAAGGCTTACGCCATCGTCAAGGGTACTCAATTCTTGCTGCTATTCTGATTGGCTCATTTATTGGACAAAGCGTACATATTCTATTTTTCAAAGATCCTGTGACCTTGTGGGATGCTGTTTTTGCAGTGCTCTTAGCAGTACTGATTATTAAAGCCAAAGGTAATGTGGCCAAACTGATTTGGAGTGCATCATGAGTTTAATTAAATTTGGTGCTCGAGGAGATGCTGTTGTTATTATCCAAAAACAACTTATTGCACTTGGATATAAAGGAGCCGATGGAAAAGTACTCAATCCAGATGGCGACTTTGGTGCAAATACTGAATATGCCGTGATTCAGTTTCAGCGCAAATATGGCTTAGTCGATGACGGTAAAGTCGGTGATAAAACCCGTACAGCTTTGATGGGTGGCAGTACTGATAAGTTTCTAAAAGGTTCTGACTATCAAAATGCAGCAGTGCGTCTCAATGTACCAGAACTCAATATTCGAGCATTTGGTGCAACAGAAGCACGTGGTGTTGGTTTTCTGAAAAATGGCAAAGCCAAGATTCTATTTGAACGCCATAAAATGTACGCCTATTTGGTCAAATTCAAAGGCAAAGGCTTTGCCAATGAACAAATGCGTTTATTTCCAAATCTGGTTAACACCGCAACTGGTGGCTACAAGGGCAATGAAGCTGAATATACTCGTTTGTCACTTGCTAAAAATATCCATGAAGAAGCTGCACTTATGTCCTGTTCTTGGGGACAGTTCCAAATCATGGGTGAAAACTGGCAAGATCTTGGCTACAAGTCTGTATTTGATTTTGTTGAGCAAATGCAAACCAGTGAATCTTTACAGTTAGAAGCCTTCATTCGTTTCATTGAAACCAAGAAAGGCTTACTCACAGCATTGCAAAAAGAAGATTGGGACACAGTCTTCCGTTTATACAATGGTTCTAACTATAAAAAACTCGGTTATGAAGCCAAATTCCTTGCTGAACGTGCTCATCTTGAACCGATTTATGGAGTGCAAAAAGCATCATGATCGCTTTGACTGTACTTCGCCCATTTGCAAAGCCAATATTGGCTTTGCTTTTATGTTTCGTACTTTTTTTAGTATTTAAACATTACATACATGTCCAACAAAAAATTGGTCAGTTAGAACAACAACTTGTAGAAAAACAACAGCAGCTGCAAAGCCAAGATCAAACACTTGAAAAAATCCGTACCCAAGTACTTGAGCAAAGCCGATCCATTGCAGAATTACAAAAAGTACAAACAGAGCTTCAGAGTAATTATGAACAGCGCAAAGTTACGCTGAATGAGATATTTACCCATGATCAAGACAGTAAAATTTGGGCTAGTCAGCCTGTGCCTGACGCTATCCGTGGCATGTTCAACAGTACCCAAAAAACACCAGGTGCAAAAACTCTATCCAGTGCTCAGTCCATGCACTAAACCCATTTTTGTATTGAACACTAATCAAGACTTAGTTTTTGCGCTAGAACAAACCGAATTGGCACGTTCACTTTGTGCAGCACAAGTAGATGCAATGATAAAAATTCAGGAACAACCATGAAAAAACTGGAAAGTCTACGCACTCACATGCTTAACGCAGTTAAAGAATTACAGCGTGATCCTGAACGTATGCTGATTTTTACTGAAAAAGGCAATGTCCGTTGTACTTTGGCCAACGGGCTTTCATTTGAATATGTATATGATCTCAATTTGATTTTAACTGAATATGCTGGAGATCTGGACGCAGTCATGATTCCATTACTTGATTGGGTGCGTGTCAATCAGCATGAATTATTAGTCAATTTAGAAAAAAGCAAAGATGCCTTTAAGTTTGAAACAGTTGTCTTAGACAACGGTACTGTCGATTTAGCATTGACTCTACCACTCACAGAACGAGTAATTGTCAAACGCAATGATGACGGTACTTTAAGTGTTTCATTTCCTGATGAGCCACAGTACGACAAAGCATTACCATCACAACTGTTTAAAATGATTGACAGTAAAACAGGACAAACATTGGCAGAGTGGCAGTCAGCAGAACCAGAGGAAGAATATTTCTAATGGCCGAGCTAGAAGCACTTACCGAACATTTGGGTAGTATGCTGAATCAACTCAGTGATCAAGAACGACGCAAATTAGAAATGATTATTGCTCGAAAGTTACGAGCATCACAAAAAAGCCGAATCACTAAACAACAAAACCCCGATGGTTCGGCTTATGTTCCCAGAAAGGTTCGTCTCCGGGACAAGAAAAATAAAATTAAAAATAAAATGTTTAATCTGATTAAAAATGCCAAATACATGCGTTTTGAGCGTACTGCCCAAGGCATCGCCATTGGCTTTGCAGGTCGTGTTGCATTTATTGCCCGAGTTCACCAATACGGTTTACGCGACAAAGTCGAAAAAGATGGACCAACTGTAAAATATGATCCTCGTGAACTTTTAGGTTTTACAGCAGAAGAAATGGATATGATTGAAACAGAAGTGTTTAATTTTATTTCTAAATGATTTGTAAAAAGCGTTAATACAACAGCCACCACATGCAATAAAAAAATGACTGCAACACGATTGCAGTCATGAGTGCAGACCTATTACGACGTTTTGAAAACCTGATTCGTTTGGGAAAAATCAAGACGGTAGAACCGACAAAACCCTTTCTGACAGTGACCGTCCAAATTGGCGAGATTACCACTGCACCACTACGTTATCTAAATTTACGCGCAGGCAATGACAAAACTTTCGATCCTCCATCTATTAATGAAGAAGTCGTGGTTTTAAGTCCGTGTGGGGTACTTGAAATCGGGATTGTTCTTGGTGGCTTAAACAATTCGGATAATCCAATACTATCCCAAGATTTAAATAAAAATATTCGGCTATTTTCTGACGGTTGCATGATTTCTTATGACACCAATACTCATGCACTTGAAGTGATTCTACCCAGCAATGGTACTGCTGTTTTAACCGCAAATGGTGGTGTAACAGTCAATGCCGATGGTGGTGTGACAGTCAACGCCAATTCAGGTGGAGCAACCATTAACGGTGATACCACCATCAATGGCAATGTCCAAGTCAATGGCAGTACTGCTATGACAGGAAATAATACGGTGGGTGGCAGTCAACTGGTACAAGGTAGTAGCCATTCAACAGGAAATTTCAGTACTGAAGCAGATGTAACGGCAGGTGCTATCTCATTGAAGTCTCATAAAACTTCTGGAGTGAAGTCAGGTGGAGAAACTTCGGGAGAACCCGTGCCATGATCGACAAAAATACAGGTCACAGTCTACAAACAGAACAACAGTCTATCCAACAATCACTACAAGACATCATCACAACGCCAATTGGATCTCGTGTTATGCGACGCGAGTACGGTTCGCTTATTTTTGAATTACTTGATCAACCGATTAACGATGCATTGGTGTTGAAATGCTACAGCGCAATTTATACCGCCATTTCTCGTTGGGAAGACCGTATCAGCATTAGTCAAATCTATATGTCGAGCGTAAAAGGCAATGGATTGGTATTCGACATCGAAGGTTTTTCTCAAATCACAGGTCAACAAATGAATCTTAGAATTCCATTGAACATGGGGGCAGGCGCATGAATGTGGATTTTAGCCAATTACCCAAACCAAACTTTGTCGATGAAATTGATTACGAACAGATATTGGCGGAACGTAAAGCCTTTTTGATATCGCTATATCCAGCAGAAGAACAAGAAGCGATTACTATTTTGTTAGGACGTGAGTCAGATCCTCTACACAAGTACCTTCAAGAAAATGCTTATCGTGAAATGGTATTGCGGACGCATATCAATAAAAAAGCACTAGCAACACAGTTGGCATTTGCAGAAGGTGCCGATCTAGACGTTTGGGGTGCAAATTTTGATGTTTCACGTTTGCTCATTACTCCAGCAGATAATTCCGTCACTCCACCTGCACCTGCTGTTTATGAAACCGACAAAAATTTTCGTTATCGTATTCAGAAAAAGTTAGATGCTTTAAGTACTGCAGGACCAGAATCATCTTATGAATATCATACGCTGTCAGCAGATGGGCGTGTCGCAGATGTCAAATGTAGTTCACCATCACCAGCACATGCGCTATTGACCATTTTGCAACATGACACAGCAAATAATGCGTCTTCACCTGAACTGAATAATATTGTTTTGAACTTTGTGTCTGCAGAAAAGAAACGTCCAACGGGTGATCGGGTTCAAGTTCAGTCCGCTGAAATTGTGAATTACACAGTAGAAGCTGTTTTAGTGACTAAAAACATTCCTGAAACAGACTCAGTATTATCCGCTGCGACGACCAATATTAATAACTATGCCAAAACGCCCAAGCGTATTGGTAAAGGCGTGTTCTTTTCAGATATTTATTCAGCATTAAAAGTATCAGGTGTTGAGCGTGTTGAGTTAGTTCACCCAATTGAAGAAGTTCATATTAATAACTTTCAGGCAGCATTTTGTACTGAAATCAAACTCAGTGTGAGGAATGAGTCATGAATTTACTTCCTCCAAATGCGACCGATTTTGAAAATAAAATTGTAGAAACCTCAGCGCAAATGACGGAACTAAATGCAGATCTATCCAGTTTGATCCGTATTGATGATGCACCCAGTGATTTTTTATCCATTTTGGCATGGCAGTTTTCGGTTGATCGTTGGCAAGACGATTGGCCAGATGAAGTTAAACGTGCCCAAATTAAAAATTCAATAAAAGTTCATCAGCATAAAGGGACGAATTTTGCGTTGCGTTCAATCGTTGAAAGTTTCGGTTATTCACTGACAGTGCATGAGTGGTTTCAAGAAAGTCCGATGAACGAACCAGGAACATTTCAGATCACAGTCGATACAAACGGAAAAGCACTTTCAGAACGGACTTATAAAACTTTAGTCGAACTTTTACACGATGCAAAGCCTTTAACACGTGAGTTAAAAGGCATTGAAATCAACGTCATCAATGTCGAAGGCGAAACAAATGTTGCTGCAGCAATGTACTGCGGTGAAGACATCACGATTTATCCAAAAGTCGATGATCCAAATTCCTTGATTTATCCCATTTTTGCTTTTTACGAGCATGAAATTACAAGTATTTATCCTAAATAGAGCATAAAAATATGGCAGCACAATATCATTCATTGTTTACGACCCAAGGCTTGGCACTGTTACGTGAAGCAATTCAAAATGGGACAAAACTCGGCATTACCCACATGGCGTATGGTGATGGAAACGGTATTGTGCCAATACCAAACGCTGATTTTACGAAGTTAGTAAATGAAGTGTATAGAGCACCTCTTAACCGACTTGCCCCATCTAAAGAAAATGCGAACTGGCTGGAAGCCGACGGTGTAATTCCAAGTGCTATTGGCGGCTTTAATATTCGTGAAGTTGGGTTATATGCTGGTAATATTTTAGTTGCGTACGCAAATTATCCTGCTACTTACAAACCAAGTGCGGATCAAGGCACAGCACAAATCAAGACGATTCGTATTGTTTTACAGATTGATAATACTGCTAATTTTGAATTAAAAATTGATGCAAGCGTTGTGATGGCAACAATTCAGGCAGTTGAAGATGCAAAAACAGAAATCTATAAAAATACAACAACCATTTTAGACTCAATTTTTGATATTACTGACATTGCTCAATCAGAAGGCAAGATTGTAAATGTAAAATCTTTATATAAAGATGTAGTTTCAGGTGGAGGTGATTTTATATTTTCAACCGAAACAAATTTAACTGCAAAAGCTGGGTTTATTATAAACGTTGAAGGTGGATGCTGGAAACGCATTTTAAAGACAAGTCATAGTATTGAGGATGCAGGCGCACATCCAACTCAGTCTAGAGCAGTCAACACATTAGCCATCAATACAGCATTAGAAATGTCAAAAGATGTATTTGTGCCAACTGCGACTTATCTAATTAGTCCAACAGGAATCAATTTAAACACAGGTAACTACTTACATGGTAAAGGTGTATTCGTAGGTGATGCCCCAGACACAATTGCTGCGGATGGAACTGGTACATACTTGATTGGTGGAGGTGTAAATAACGTAAAAATTGAAGGAATTACATTAAAGAACGGTTATAGAGGAACAGGCATTATTTTTTATGATGCAAAAGATATAACGATTCGTGATGTTACAGTCGATGGGTTCACTTATGGGATTACACTAAGAGAAAAGAACTTCCAAGAAGGCGATACAAATGGGGTTCAAGATGCTCTTTTAGAAAATATTGTCATTAAAAACACACGCTATTGGGGTATTTATTTACGTTGTTATGGAACAACAACACAAGCTAAAAAAACACAACGTATCAAAGTATTAAATCCGTATTTTTACAATTGTCACATGGCAGCCTACGTAGAAGCTGAAGGTAATGTTAGATATACAGTACTTGAAAATCCAGTTTTCGAGCGTTGTAATGTGTGTATGCATTATGAATTATCTAGCGATTTTACGATTATCAATCCAAGAACAATTGATACGGGTAAGAAACCAGATCAACTACCTTCAAATAATGAATATCCATTTCTCAACTGGTCATTGTATTTGTGTTTTGTAGAGCGTGGACAAGTCATCGGTGGAAATTTAGATTCAGAAGTAAATATGCTTGGTTTAAAAAATGGCAAAGTAGCTGATATTGCATTCCTGAATGTCCATGCAACTTCCTATGCATTTGAAGGTGTAGATGGTAATAGCACTCAAGATGATTACACTAATATATCTTGGATCGGCGGATCAGTGACTGGAACATTAATATATCAGAAGGCTGGTACGTCTTATTTAAGAGACATAAATATAGACAGTGTTTTTTCAAAAATGAAAGGAGCCAACAATGGAAATGCAATATCTATTAATGCAGTACGTTGCGTAAATATGACTGTAAAAAACTGTACATTTACAAATAGTGCATTAAAAGTAGCGGTTAAAGGATCTTGTCACATTCTTAATAACAAATGGATTGTTGGTACAGACAACACAAATAATGTATTTGATGGTACGAAAGGTGATTTGTCAGGCAATTTTTTGGATTTTTCAGGAAACACTTTTACTCGTGCTGGCGGTGTTGTTTATGGTAAATCTGCAAATATAATTGCAAATTGGACCAGAGCCAGAATTGATAATGTCATCAGAGGAAATAATATAGAATATGCTTATGAATTTAAAAACAATTATAGAGTAGAAATGGGTGCAAGTTTAATTTATGACACAACTTTGTCACTATATACAGAAGAAGCTACAGGAACATTTGTAAAGTTATATGTTTAGATTGGTCTATAATCTCAAATATAACAACTAGTCAATTTTTAAGCCTGTGATCTGAAAACATAATAACAGATCACAGGTTTTTAATAATAAAGATCCTGATTTACTCAATCTCATTCAACCAGCTAAGTTGTAAAAAGCCTTAATACAACTGCATTTAACTGACAATATATAGTCAATTTGTAAGCCTGTGATCTGAAAACATAACAACAGATCACAGGCTTTTTATATGGCTACAGATTCATATCATCACGGTGTCAGAGTCCTAGAACTCAACGAAGGCACCCGACCAATTCGTACAGTATCAACTGCTGTGATCGGGTTGGTTGCAACTGCAGAAGATGCAGATGCAGCAGCTTTACCGCTCAATACTCCAGTCCTTGCGACAGATATCAAAACAGCTTTGGATAAAGCAGGTGAAAAGGGAACACTTGCACGTTCTTTACAAGCTATTGCAGACCAAACCAATGCTGTGACAGTTATCGTCCGTGTAGATCAAAAAACCACAGAGGCTGAACAAAACTCGGCAATTATTGGTGGAGTTGAAAACGGTCGTTACACAGGGATGAAAGCCTTATTGGCAGCAGAACAAAATCTGAAAGTACGTCCTCGTATTTTGGGTGTTCCTGGTCTAGATTCGGCACCTGTGGCAACGGCTTTAAACTCAATTGCTGAAAAACTTCGGGCATTTAACTACTTGTCTTGTTTTGGTTGTGAAACAAAAGAAGAAGCAGCTGCATATCGTGAAGCAATTGGCGCGCGAGAAGCGATGCTGATTTATCCTGACTTTTTAGGATGGGACACAGCCACATCAAAAACCACGACATTTGATGCCACTGCTCGCGCCTTAGGTTTACGTGCCAAAATTGACAATGATACAGGTTGGCAAAAAACACTTTCCAACGTTCCAGTCAACGGTGTAACTGGTATCTCTCAGGATATTTTTTGGCAATTACAGTCCATGGATACCGATGCCGGTTACCTCAATGGCAACGAAATCACCACGTTGATTCAAAAAGATGGATTCCGTTTTTGGGGTTCTCGTACATGTTCAGCAGATCCGCTTTTTGCTTTTGAAAATTATACACGTACTGCACAAATTCTTGCTGACACCATGGCAGAAGGGCACATGTGGGCAGTGGATAAAGACCTTCATCCATCTTTGGCAAAAGATATTGTCGAAGGCATCAATGCCAAATTCCGTGATTTAAAAACGGGTGGCTACATCATTGATGGTGAATGTTGGTTCGATCCTTCAGTCAATTCTAAAGAGTCGCTCAAATCAGGACGTTTACTGCTTGATTATGATTTCACGCCAGTACCGCCACTCGAAGATCTTACTTTACGTCAGCGGATTACAGACCGCTATTTGGCTAATTTCGCTTCTCGTATGACGGCATAACAGAAGAATAAAAAAGGATAAACGACATGGCTTTACCTAAAAAATTAAAAATGATGAATCTGTTTAATGAAGGTAATTCATACCTCGGTCAAACAGGTGAAGTCACTTTGCCAAAACTTGGACGTAAGTTGGAGGCTTGGCGTGGTGGTGGTATGGACGGCAGTATCAAGTGGGATGCAGGCATGTCAGATGACATGATCGAATTTGCTTGGAAATTGGGTGGTATCGACCCATTGGTGATCAGTCAATACGGTGCTGCGACTGTTGGCGCACTCGGTCTACGTTTCGCTGGATCTTATCAACGCGATGACACAGGTGAAACCACTGCACTCGAAATGGTCGTGCGTGGCCGTCATGAAGAAATTGATTTTGGTAATTCCAAAGCTGGTGATGATACAGAACTTTCAATTAAGACCATTTGGTCATATTTAAAAATCACCATCGATGGTGAAGTTTTTATCGAAATTGATATTCCAGGCATCGTATTTAAAGTCAAAGGTGTCGATATGTATGAGAAACACCGCGCAAACATTGGTCTCTAGTTTTCCTACCCTTCTGTAGTCCAGTACTGCAGAAGGTTTTTTTAATTCAACTTTTTATTTAAGGAATTTGCGATGCAAACTCAAGAACAAGCACAAAACCAAGAAACAATTAAAGCCAATACAAAAGTCATTGAACTTGAAGATGGTTTTAATCGTAAGGGAACAACTATCAAAGAAATTACTTTGATTAAACCGAACACAAGTCATTGTCGAGGTTTAAGTTTAAAAAGCGTCCTCAATTTTGAAATCGATGCTTTAGCCGTATTGCTTACACGCATTGCATTACCTGCCATGACTGAACAAGAAGTCTATGCATTGGAATTGATGGATACCCTTAAAATTGCAGAAGGGATTACTCATTTTTTGGAGAAAACAAACAGCTCCCCGACAGCGTAGATGATGTTATTGCCAATCTTGCTGTGATCTTTCACTGGACACCGCAAGATTGCGCTTCATTTAGTTTAGAAGAACTCATGGCATGGGAAGACCGTGCAAGAAAAAGAACAGAAACCGAGTAAAAAATCATGAGTAAGTTAGATCTCAGTATTATTGTCAAGTTTGTAGATAAAGCGACACAGCCAATACGGCAGTTTCAGCAAAATGTACAAAACACCAATCAATCTATCGATCGGCTTACTCATTCTATCGATCGACTGGAACGAAGCCTTAATGGTGGACGTTCATTTAAACAGTATTCACGCAATCTTCAAGTCGGATCAGCAGACGCCAATCAACACAGCAGTGCTTTAAATACAATGCACAATGGCTATGACCGTGTTGCCAGTGTTATAGATAAAGTACGTGATAAAACCCAATCTTGGTCAGATACACTCAAAGCCAATCGGGCACAAATGCGCGAAGAGTTTAAAAGCCTTGCTATGAACTCGGTAATTGCAGGCGCAGGCTTATATCAGTTTCTAAAACCTGCAGTTGATTTTGAAAAGCAAATGTCAGGTGTCCAATCTGTTCTGGATCTCGAAAAACAAAGTAAAGCAATGCAGCAGCTGACAGCAGATGCACGTAAATGGGGTGCAGCATCTTCATTTAGTCCAGGCGAAGCAGCTCAAGCACAGTTTGCATTAGGTTCAGGTGGCTTTAATGCAGATCAAATTCATAAAGCACTTGGTGGAACACTACAGCTTGCAGAGGCAGGCAAAGTCGAGTTAGAACGTGCAGCTCAAATCGCAGTAGGTACTCTCAACGGATTTGGTTTGGCTGCAAGCGAAATCGGTCGTGTCAATGACGTATTTTTGAAAGGAACAAACCTTACCGCAACCAGTGTTGATGGTTTAGGTGAAACTATGAAATATGTTGCACCGATTGCAAAAGTCTATGGAGCAAGCATAGAACAAGCCACTGCGATGAGTGGTTTGTTAGGTAACAACAATATTTTGGATACCCAAGCAGGTACATCGCTGCGTAGTATCATGACCCGTTTTGCAGGACCTCCGAAAGAAGCCACAAAAGCATTTGCCAAACTCAAGATCGAGACGAAAGATAACAACGGCAACCTACGAGATATGTCCGATATTTTGGCAGAGGTCAATAAAGCAACCAAAAATATGGGTAGTGGTGAGCGTTTAGATATATTTAAAGATATTGCTGGGCAAGAAGCTGTTTCCGCATTTGCAGTTTTAGTTGATCAGTCAGCATTACTTGATAAAAACTCTGGTAAAACTGTAAATAAAATCAAAGAGCTCACAAAAGAATTAGAACGTTCAGAAGGAGCAGCGGCACGAGCAGCTGCAATTCTAAAAGATAACTTGGCTGGCGACATTGAGCAGCTTGGTGGGAGTATTCAGGATCTTAGTATTTCTGTTCTGAATGCTTTGGGTACAGATATTCGTGGTTTTGTCACAGGTCTTGGTGCTTTTATAGATAAAATCAAAGTCTGGGTAGATGCAAATCCTGAATTAGTTCGTACGATTGGCAATTTAGCAATGAAACTGCTCATGTTTAAAGTCGCGATGCTGGGTGTACGTTACACAGGGAATTTACTATTTGGTACCATCTTTAGCATGGTTGCAGGTATTACTAAATTTGCATTATTTATGTGGATTGCAACCAAAGTCGCCAACAAATTTGGTATCGGTTTACCAACACGCTTTGGATTGATCACAAAAGGTGTACGCTTATTAGGACAAGCTTTTATTTTCCTTAGCCGACAAGCCCTACCATTACTTATTACAGGCTTACGTACACTGTCGATTGCTTTACTCACCAACCCATTGACGTGGATTATTGCAGGCATTGCTGCTGTCGCATTTGTCATTTGGAAATATTGGGCACCAATCAAAGCATTTTTTGTAGGGTTTTGGGACGGTTTAAAAGAAGGATTTGCCCCTTTATTTGCTTCGCTCAGTTCAACTTTTGCTACCCTTAAAACTACACTTATGCCATTGAAACCCGTGTGGGATATGGTTGTTGTCGGTTTCAATCTGCTTAAAGAAGCACTTTCAGGGTTATTTAGCCCATTTCAAGCGACTAATCAACAACTGGTAAATGCTACAAGTTATGGCAAAAGTTTCGGTATGGCACTGGGTACTATCATAGCAACCCTTGTTTCAGTAATCGTTAAAATTACTGAGTTTGGTATTGCATTGTTTACCATCGTAGGTACAGCGATTGGTAATACTGTCGGCTTTATCGTGGTCAATTTTGGTAAAGTACTGACTTTTTTTACCAACATTTGGAACCAAATTAAAACAGCATTTAATGGTGGGATTGCAGGCATTAGCGCGCTAATTGTCAACTGGTCACCACTCGGTCTTTTTTATTCAGCGTTTGCATCAGTGCTCAGCTGGTTTGGCATAGATCTGCCTGCAAAATTTACTGGATTTGGTCGAATGATTATCGACGGTTTAAAAAATGGAATTATCAGTAGCTTAGGTGCTTTGAAATCAGCAATAAATATGGTGACAGGTATGTTGCCAGACTGGGCAGCTAAACGACTAGAAATTCACTCTCCGAGCCGAGTGTTTATGGGTATTGGTGATTACACCATGCAGGGCTTGGCATTAGGTATGAAAAATGCTTCAGATCTACCAATAAAAGCACTCGATCAAACTCATCAAAAAATTGTGCAAACTGATATTGCTCGCCCAAATATTCGTACTTCACAACCTGTCAGAGCACAATCAAATTCAGCAATACAGGTTGCAGGCGATACAGTGACGATCCAAATGCATGTCGCACCTGGACAAAACATTCAACAGATCCAAAGCATGCTCGAAAACATGCTGAACAAACGTGAACGCGAAAAAATAGCACGAGTTCGTAGCAGTTATAAAGACCAGGAATAATAAAAATGATGATGATTTACGGCATGTTCGTATTTTCCATACCGACAGCCACTTATCAAAGCCTTCAACGTAGCAATACTTGGAATCATGCCAGCAATAACCGTGTTGGTGACATGCCTGCATATCAGTATGCAGGTAAAGGTGAAGACAGCATTACATTAGATGGTTCAATCGTACCTGAGTTTGGTGCACCGTTATCACTGACGGCATTACGGTTAATGGGCGACACAGGCAAATCATTTCCGCTTATTTCAGGGAGCGGAAAAATTTATGGCTTATGGGTGATTGAAACATTGAATGAAACACAAACACATTTCTTTAAAGATGGTAAGCCACGACTTGTAGAATTCAGTCTGACACTTAAGAAAACTCAAACTGCAGGTGTGCTCGTTGGCAATGTTTTAGGCTCTATTGTTGGGAGTATTCTTTAAATGTCATTGCTTGGTATGGCGAGTACTGCTATCAATTTTATCAGTAAAAAATTAGATGACAGCTATCCGCATGCATTCTATAAAATCGTGGTCAATGGTGTAGACATTGGCGATTTGGTACAAACACGTTTAATGCGTCTGAATATCACGGATAACCGTGGTATAGAAGCAGATACCGTAGAGATTGAACTCTCCGATCACGATGGGGCACTCGGTATTCCACCCAAAGGCGCAATTATTGAAGTGTGGATCGGTTGGAGCAACGAAGGTTTAATCTACAAAGGCAAGTATACGATTAAAGAACGTGAGCATTCAGGTGTGCCCGACGTTCTTACGATTCGTGGTGCAGCTGCAGACTTAAAAGCCACATTTAAAAAGAAAAAAGAGCGCAGTTTTGACAACAAAACCATTGCAGACATTATTCAAACCATTGCCAGTGAACAAAACCTCAAAGCCATTATTCATGACAGCTTAGGACAGATTACACTGGCACATATCGACCAAAACGAATCAGATGCCAATCTTATTACACGTATAGCTGACGAGCATGATGCCATTGCCACAGTTAAAAATGGTTATCTGTTATTTATGCCCAAAGGAGAGGGCAAAACCATTTCAGGATTGGATTTACCGACATTTTTTATCACACGTAATATGGGTGATTCGCATCGCTGGTCAGACACCGATGGTGCAGATGATGTCAGTGGTGTCACAGTTTTTTATTATGATAATGACAAAGCTGAACGCCAAAAAGTCACAATCGGCATGTCAGATGAAAATACCCGTGAACTGCGTAATATTCAGCGCGATGAAAAATCGGCTAAACGTGTAGCACAGTCAGAGTTCAATCGGATCAAAGCAAAATCTGCAACATTCAGTTATAAGCTTGCCTATGGTAAACCTGATCTTATTCCCGAAATGCAGGTACAGTTTATGGGTTTAAAATCAGAAATAGACGATATTATTTGGCTCGGTTCACGTGTGGTACATACATTGTCTGCAGACAGCGGTTTTGTGACTGATGTTGAGCTTGAAGTCTATTTACCCGATGCAGATGACTTATCTGAACTGGTCGATGAAGACTCAGGCAGTTACACGGGGATTTTGGCGTATTACAAAGACGGTAAAAACACAGGAAAGGTCGTACAGGGCGATCAAACGACACCAAGACGTTTAACCTATTTGTATAAAAACAAACAGACGGCTACGACTGCAGCAACGAGAGAATATAAAGCCATGCAAGCTGAAAAGAACACGACGAAATGATGACTTTAGTAGTACCAAAACTGACCATTGTAAAAAACGCTGCGAGCTTCAGCATTATGGGCAAGTTCGGTACCATCCCAACCAAATACCTTTATGACGTTATCTTTATTATCTTTTAAGCAGGGTAAATCATTCATTCTGGAATCACTTTGCCTAATCCGAACCCAGCCATTTTTTAACTTTTCTTCAGCCATAAAAAATCCCTCATATTGAGGGATTAGTTTAAATCAAAAATTGGTAATAATGAGTTCATTACCATTATGTTCTTCATGTGCAGCTTTATTATTTACAGACCATCGAATCTTCTTATGCTGGATTTTATAGTCTTTAAACAATTCCCGAACCTCAGGCGTATCATTCAAACTGAGAATAAATTTACCCTGTATTTTGTCTAGGTAATCTTTTAGATCATAAAAGTCCTGTTTTGACCAAATCCCTTTGCCATAGACATTTTCACAGTCCCAATAGGGCGGATCTAAGTAGAATAATGTATCAGGTCCATCAACACGTTTAAGCACATAGTCATAACTGGCATTTTCGATGACTACATTTTGCAACCGGGAGTGAATCGACTGCAGATGTGTCCGTAAATCCTCACCAAGTTTCAAACGGCTTTTACGGTCACGGCTATAACTAAATGAGCCGTCCAATTGACATCCAAAAGCTGAACGTAATAAATAATAGAACTTGGCAGCACGTTGGATATCTGTCAGACCACGGTCATTTTTACGCATTTCATTAAAAACAGTCCGTGAAAATAGGGTATTTTCAAACTCAGTCAAAAACGCATCAAAGTGATATTTCAGTACACGATATAAGTTGATCAAATCATCATTGATGTCATTGATAATTTCTACTGGTGATTCAGTCTTTTTAAACAGGACCCAACCTGCACCACCAAACACTTCAACATAGGTTTTGTGTTCAGGCATGATGTCGATGATGGTTCGTGCCAGTTGAGATTTTCCACCAAGCCACCCTGAAAAACTGTGACCTTTAGGATTGTATTGCGGTATTACAGAAATGTTGCTCATCGATCTTACCTGTTTCGATGTGACGCTCATTTTGGCGTTCAGGTAAGGCACTCGGGGTGCTCTGGAAGTTATTTAACGTTTTACAACGTGGACATTTGATCTCTATATGATCAAATGTGCCTATTTTAGCGAGTAGCTTAAAACAGCACTTACATTTCACATTTTGCATGAAATTTTTCTACATAAGAAAAACCAAACAAATAGTATAAAAATTAGAGATAAAGAACAAATATTTCACCGTTTTATTTATAATGATATTTAAATTTGTTCTATATGGGACGATTCGTGAAAAGACCTAATTTTAAATGCCCACATTGCGGATCGTCTATGTATATCCGCAGTAGCCGACAACAACATCCTTTACTTCGTGCTTTGGGCTTGCAGTGTAGTAATTTTTGCTGTGGTTTTTCTGCAGGTGGAAACTTTGAAATCACACATCAAATCTCAGCCAGTGCTACGCCCAATCCTATTATCCAGCTCCAAACACTCGATCAAATCAATGCAGAACGGAAAGCTGCTAATGATGAACACATGGAAGATCAAAACGATGGCTGAGTTCTTATTATTTTCTTTCGAGCTAGGAACGCTTATCAACGGTTATCTATTTTTTAAATTTGTTTTTTATTTATAAGGTGAAACTATGATTTTTGACTATTCAATCAATTGGGTTGCATTTTTCGAATGGCTTATTCGAGGTTTCATTTTTGGCAATGGTTTTATGTTGGCTTTGATCGTATTTATCAAAGTCACCAAGGCAGATAAGAAATGATCAATGTCATTCCAGATCATCCGATCGCACATGAGGCCTATGAGCAGGTGAAAAACCTACGTTGTGTGTACGTCAACATCATTGCCCATACATTTAAAAAGTCCGAAACAGAGCAGGGCTTTTTTATTGCAGGGATTTATCCAAATTTAGGTACCGGTGAGGGCGGTTTTAACCGTTTGGATTGGTTGACCGAGTATGAACAACTTAATGGAATATCAGATGCATAGATTAAAAAATATGGCTCTATATATGAATGATCAGTATATCGGCATACCGATCAGCGTGGATATTTCAATTGATCTCGCATCCGAGCCTGATTATTCAGTCAAAACATTGGTTCATAAGCAGGGTGGAACATTGAGCTTTATTCCACTGTCCAAAACACTCAGCACACTTGATCAGTTAAAACAGCATTTTGTACATAAAACTCAAAAACAAAACCGCCTGTTATTACCTGGTACTTATATTTCAACTTTGGATTAATTTATGCTCGCATTCATGCTAATTATTCAATACTTCATTGCATTATTGTTGGTGGGTGCTGTGTATCTTCAGCATCGAGCTGCTGCATTTATTTTTATTTGGTTTTGCTCTATGTAGATACTTTAAAAATCCAAACAATCATAGGGTGGATTCAGTGAAAAATATCAACCATCTATCACCGCTTTTTAACTTTTACACGATTAATTCTGCTCGTCGTTCAGGTCGTGAATTTATGATTATGGGTTTTTGTCAGCAACTTGTTCCAGAATTAAAATTTGATTTTTTCGATAATTTTCCATTTAATCCAAAACATTGCCCAAAAGTAGCACAACGAAGAATTCGCAGAGCCTGCTACCAATCTTTTGCACTTTATAAAAAATCAATCAAGCCTAAACGCTTACCAAGATTTAGATTTATAAAAGATGAATTACCATGGGAAAAATATGATGATCATATCGATGCAATGTCTCATTTATTTTGCAATGAAAATTTCCATAAACAATATTTAGCTTCATGGGCACAGGAACCTGAACAGCAAGTCTTTAAAGGCTTATATCCTAAACAACTGATTAACAGATTAGATATTTAGACCGAAAATTTCTTATTCTAATTTTTCAGAGATAACTCGATCATATTGGAAATACATAGGTTCAGATGTACTTTTTTTAATGGTATCTGAAAAATCAATAATTTCACGATTTGTTGGGTATCCTGGTTTAGGAATATTTGGTAAGTTAAATTCGAGTGGTAAATTTTTTTCCTTTAAAACACTTAACTTTTCAAAACAAAGATCTGTAAAAAGTGGAAACTCTAGAACGATAGACCCAAATCTAAAAAACACCAAATATTCAAAATCTTCTTTTAAAGGAAGATTTTCATTAAATTCATCTAAATTTGATACTTTTTTATGAAGAATAATAAAATCTAAAACAGATGTACTAAAACCATCTAAGCGGGTTTTTACTACGTTCATAGGTGAAAATAACTTAAAGTTAACATCTGGATTAATAATCCATTGTCTAAGTTTTTCAAAATTATTTAAGTGTTCTCGCGGTAATAATCCATAACTGATCTTCATTAAAGACTTATAAACAGTCATTGGCACATATTTATTTTGTTTTAATTTGAATGTGACAATATTAGAGTTCTCAGCAAACGTGATTTCATCTTCATAAAAATCCCCTGTATAAGTCTCTTTAGATTGATCGAATTTAAATTGTCGATTTTTACCAAGGTTGGTGCTAATCAAATTTCCAGATCTATTTTTTAATCTATTAAGGGTTCGATGCGGAGTAATATATTTATCAAGTTCACACTCAAGTGTATTACCAAAGTATTCATTACATTCATCACATTCTTCATAATGCAATAAATAATTATTTCCTAACAAATAAGGGATTACGTGTGGGATTTTTTCAAAACTGGTTTGATTAGAATCTTTTAGACAAAAGATACACTTTTTAAATTCATGATTGTTAATTTCATATAAGTATTTATTTTCTTGAATATTTCGATATTCAGAATAATTAAATAAAGGCTTATAAGTACTAATCTTTGTCAATATTTGAATAATTGTATCGAGTCTTTCTTTATTCCAGATAAACAATTCTAAGTTGAGACTTTTTATTCTATATGTAGATTTATAGGAATATTTCATCACCTGATCGCCTTTTAATTACTGACAAAAACGTCCAGATCGTTCTGCATTATCACCCTTGCCACACCAACCTTCAAACATTTCATGAGCAACTGGACTACGTAGACCAAACATCGCAAAGTTTAAAAATAAACGATGGTCAACATAATCAGCATCAATATTAATTTTCTTGATTTCTGGATAATCATAGGTCAGTTGGAAAATCGGCTCATTTTTCTTATTGTTATATTGGTCAGTTAAATCCGCAAATATCACAAAACGGATCGCTGAAAACTGCTGTGTTGGAGGATTTTTTAAAATTTTAATTAAAATATCTCGCGTGGTACGACTGGTATGATCAATATAATCAAGATCAGTAAAAGCAACTTCAGTTGCAGGCAAATCAATTTCTAAAACATTATTTCCGTGATTACGCACAGCTAAAATTGCTTTGTTATAACCTTTAATCGTCTCAAATTCATTTTCTTGTATATTTTCTTCAGCTTTTGGCTCTACATCAGTAACTTTTTCAGCCTTCGTTTCAACCGCTGTCACTGGGTGTTCAAGATTGTTTTGAACAAGTGGTTGATCAGGCGTAGGCAACATCACAAACGCAAGCACACCAAGTAATAACCAACCAAAACTCACAATTTTGGCAGTATTGCTATAACCTTTTTTTAACGTAAACCAAGCAAAAATGATTGGGATTAAAAATATCCCAATCGCCAACGGTATAGATACTTTTTTATTCTCAAAATTATTCATAAAGTCATAAACTTATAAAAAATAGTACATCACTATATTGACATAACAGCGCACTATCGAGCAATATGTATTTACTCAGCAAAATCTGAGTACAGGCGTAGGAACCTGTTATTTAACCAAAAGGGCAAATAAACACCGCTCTAAGCGGATTTTTTTTGCTTAAAAAGTCGTATCTGCTAGAATTGTCATGGTAGATCGGCAGGGAAATCACTTATGTGATTTGCCGTTTCTTTTGGTGCGGTATTCCTACCCCTGTCGGTCTGCCACCATTACTGTAGGATGTGATGGTGGTAGGTTTAAAACCTACCAAAAGGAATTTTAGTCATGAAAAGACAAATTCAAATCCGTACAACTGCGCCTATTATTCAAGTAAAAGAACATACCCCTATCTACGACATCGTTGCTTACGAAAAACGCCTCAAACAACGTAAAACTCAACAATTCTTCAAAAGCCTACTTGCCAACAGCTTTATTCTCTGCACATTTGTGCTTACATTCTCATTATTATTTATTGGGGAATAAGCCATGACAGCCCAGAACTTAACGATTGAAGAAAGAAAAAGAGCTTGCTTCGCATTTTACAATTCGATTTCTAAATCCACTCGTCACGATCGTACATATGCCCGTGGTGTAATCTCATGTATGAGCATGGCAGACTTTATTACACAAGCAGAATGGACTGCTCATCTTGCCGAATTAGATAAACTGGACGATGGAGAAGAATAATGAGAACACGTCAAATTTCAGAAGTAATGCTGACTGAGTTATTTAAAACAGATCTTATTTTGAAAAAAGTATCGGCTCTTTTAACAGCTGAGCAAAAGGAAACGATTCAAAATTTTGAATCAGGATTTGAGCATAGAAAAAAAATGTTTGAATTTCTTCGCACAGAAGGCATGCAGTTCTGTCGAGTATGTGGTTGCACACATTATTATGCGTGTGATGGAGGCTGTTCGTGGGTTGAAGATGATTTATGCTCAGCATGTAACCCTTTGGATAGTGAGGGAGATGCACAATGGTAGATAATATCAATGAATCCATCATCCCATACGTTCCGATCGCAGATCGTGTTGAAGCATCTAACGACAAAAGCCAGTTACTCTGTCAGACATTTTTCAACATGATTGATCAATGTGTCAGATCACAGATACTGTTCAACCATGACACGCAGCGCGGTTTTTTATCTATCTGCCCAGAGCAAATCAATGATTTGATGCAGGAAATATCAAAAACTGATCATTTAGACAAACTTATAGATATAAACCTTTTAAAACAGTCGCTTAATGATTTAGTTTATCCTAAATTCAATGGTGTATATAAAGTCACAAGCCCCATTTGGAATCAAACGGAAGTCACCGTTTGGCAATTTCAATTAAATCAAATTGCCAATGGGGTAGATATGCAACATATAGAGAGTGATGCCGAATTAAATTTAGACATGGCTTTAAGTTCAATTCGCATCTGGAGAAATTCACTGGAAATAGGCAGTGAGAACAAAGATGTTATCTATAAGCAAAATGACTTAGTTTACAAACTCATGGATATAGAGGAAAGATTGAAGATGGTCCAGCATTTACTGGAAGAATAAAATGCAAAAGCCCACCGTAAAAAGTGGGCTTTTTTTATGGCTGCATAACATTATTTTTCTAACTCTTTTGCCACGACTTTTGTAAAACCTAATAGCGCAGTTTGAGCTTCAGGACTAAGTTGTCTATAGGCTTTTAATAATAAACTTTCCTCACTGGTTAGTCCTGCATAGTCGGGGTCTATACCCAGAATCACATAACGAATATCAATCCCTTTTTCGTGCAATTTAGCCAAATAAACCCATTGGTCAGGTACTTTTCCACGAATGTAGTTGCCCAACGTATTTTCATGCGCGCCTATTTCTCGACTTGTTGTTTTCGCAGCAAATTTATTTTTTGACATTTCATTTTTAAAACGTTCTGCGATGACGGCTGACTGCTCGTCAAAATTATCGGACATAAATTTCACCTAAAAATATTGAACGGTTAAATATTTGTGCTATAGTGAGTCGTAACACATCACTATAACCGCAAGGATACTGTATGAGTACAGATATTTCACCTCCAAATAAATCACGTGCAAAAAAAGTTGCTGGTGGTCGTGTTGGTTGCATCGTTTATCTACCCAAAAAAGAAGTGGAACAAATCGACAAAATTGTTGATGAAACTGATTCCAGTCGTTCAAAAGTAATTGCTCAGATTTATTTCAAAGGCAAAAACAAACAACAAGAGGGTTAATACTATGGCTTTAAAACAAAAACGCGATAACCGTTTCAATGTCAATTTAACAGATGACGAATCGCAACTATTCGTTGCCGTTTCAAAACTGACTGGACTTCCACCTGGTGTAATTTTGCGTCAGCTTGTAATGAAACAAGCATTAGCAACACTCATCGCAGAAGACATAGATAATTTTAATCTAGATGAATACTTAACCAAAGGCGCACAAGGTCACCTTTCTCGGAGCTAAAGATCATGACGATTCAGCAAGTCGCATTGAGCGATAAAGAGAAAGAACTTGTACAGGAAGTACAAACCAAGCTCGGTTTTAAAAGTATTGAAGAAACCCTTGAGTACCTTGCCAAGCAACGGATACAGGAACTCCTTGCAAAACTTGCAGGACAAGAACTTAAAAACAACCGTCACTATTTTTAAGGCAGTTTATTGAAAATGATGTTTCCAGAAACACAAATCTTAATTGAAGAAAGATTATCAAGTGTCTATGGCTTTAAACGTAAGCCGAGTGCAAAGGGTTTTACTTTACGTGGCAGATGCCCAGACTGCGGTCATAAAGAAGCGTCAGCTTGGGCACATGCAGAAGAACCATGGGTCGTTTTCTGCCCACGAAAAAACGAATGTGGACATGAAAACCATGTTCGTGACTTATTCCCAGATCTATTTGAAAAATGGGAAAAACGATTTGAACCTACTCCAGAAGATCCATTACGTACCGTAAATGCTTATTTACAAGAAAGCCGTGGATTTCCACTGGAAGCATTGAAGGGATTATATTCACAGGAAAACCGTGTCAAATATAATCCTAAAATGTCCACCATTACTTTACGCTTTCCCATTACGGATGAAGAAGGCAACGAGGGATGGTGGGAACGTGTTTTAGACGAACAAGGCGTATTTCATAAAACATATTTTAAAGAAAAATGGTCATCAAGCGGACATGCTTGGACGACACCCAATACAAACTATATTGATTCTAAAGAAATATGGATCACAGAAGGCATTTTTGACACCATCGCACTATGGTTATCAGATATCATTTCATTTTCACAACTTTCTGCTGGCAATTATCCATCTATATTCTTAAACCATATTGCCGAAAAATGTGCTGAGCAAGAAAAACCATTACCGAAACTGGTTTGGGCTTTAGATAACGATCCTGCAGGACATGCAGGTATATTAAAAAACATCGAAAAAGCCACAGCAGATGGTTTTGAATGTACCGCTGCATTGCCACCGTTTGGTCGTAAAAAGCAAGACTGGAACGATCTCTACAAACAAGATCGACTCAAATTTTCAGACATTGAAAACTATAAATACTATGGTGCACTGATCACAGCCGAAAATGCTGTGGATAAAGGCATACTTATCTACAAGCACAAAGGAATGAAGTCATTCCCATTCGATTTCAATAATCAAGTGTATTGGTTCAAGTTAGATATGGACAAATACGACGATTATATTAAAGGTTTAAACGGCATAGATAATAATGATGACTGGGCACAAGAAGAAAAAGATTTAGCGATCGCTGAACGTCGTGATTCAGCATTGGAACATGCATCATCAGTCGAAATCATGATGGAGTGTCGTCCACATGGTTTGTATTACCAGTACCAAAAAGAAATTGATGAAGCTGAATATTATTTCAAAGTTGATTTCCCTCGAGGCGGTCAAAGCATCAAAAACACTTTCACTTCGTCACAAATCACATCTGCAGGACCTTTTGGCGATCGCTTAACTCATATTGCACCTGGTGTATTTTATGAGGGTAACAGTAAACAACTCATTGCATTTCTAAAAAGAGAATTACGTGATATTCGTCGTGTCGAACTGATTAATTATGTGGGCTATCATAAAGAACACAAAACCTATGTTTTAGGTGATGTTGCAGTCCAAAATGGCAGACGGTTTGACATTAATAAAGAAGATTTTTTCGAACTACCACGTAAAACCAATTTAAAAGCCCGTGGCCCATTTCAACTAGATATCAATTCAAATTTAGGCGATTACACTCATTCTTGGGTCACAGATCTACTCGATTCATACGACGTTCGTGGCATGGTGGCTCTGACTGCATTTTTCGGTAGTTTATTTGCACAGCAGATCCGAAGCATGGACAAATCATTTCCATTTGTAGAATTGGTCGGAGAACCAGGAACAGGGAAGTCCACACTCTTAGTTTTCCTTTGGAAGCTTTTGGGGCGTTCAGGCTATGAAGGAACAGATCCAGTAAAGTCTTCAATGGCAGGCTTACTTCGTTCATTTCGCCAAGTATCAAACTTGCCAATGGTATTACTTGAGTCAGATCGTGAAGGTGATAAAGGTGTAGTTAAGCAGTTCGACTGGAATGCTCTTAAAACTTTGTATGACAACGGTTCATTGGGTGCAAAGGGTGTAAAAAATGGAGGAAATGAAACATATGAGCCACCATTTATGGGCACATTGGTTATCAGCCAAAACGCAGAAATTGTATCGACCGAAGCGGTCATGGGACGTATTGTTCAGTACAAATTCACCAAAGAACAAATGTCTAAAAAAGGTCTCTATGCCTCACGAAGATTAGAAAAATATGAACAGTCAGAAATAAGCCAATTTATTCTACTTTGTGTCGAAAAAGAACAAGCAATATTAGAAAGTTATCGTTTGGGAATGCAGAAATATGATGAATTTTTACATCATGAAAAATTAGGTATAAAAAGTTCCCGTGTTATTCATAACCACGCTCAGATCATGTCTTTGTTTGATGCGTTATGTATGCATGTCCTTATTGAAAAAGATTCTCAAGGCACATTCAAAAGCCTGATTTCAATTGATATGCAAAAAAAGGTACATGGCGAATTATTAGAAATGGCGATGAACCGCGACAAGGTACTTAAGTCAGATCCAATCATTGTGCAAAACTTCTGGGCTACGGTCGAAGAAATGGAAGATGCAATTAAGCTTCCAGAACATAAAGAATCCAATGTCAATCATCACGCCAAATCACAGCAGTTTGTAGCGATTAATTTTGCTCAGCTTTATCAACTTGCAGCCAATTATCGTTATTCATTACCAGATCTTAACGAACTGCAACACGCACTTCGTCACAGTATTCATTATCGTTTTATCGAAGCCAATAAAATGGTCGCAAGTAAAATCGATGGTAAATCAAAACGATGTTGGGTCTTTGAAAAACCAACATCACAACGGGATTAATCCCATTTTTAAGGAAAAAACCATGACTCAAGCCATGTATCAACTATATATTTCTACACCATCATGTATGAAAGCCACTTTGCCAGTATCTGATGAAGTTGCCAATTATTTAGCTACACGTTTAGTCAATCCCGATTCAATTGAACGTAAAGAGCTATTAAAACAAATTGGTTATCCTAAAGGTGTTGGTAGCCAAAATGGTTCATTTTTGGACAGTGTTTACAACTTTGCCAATGCAATTTTAGCTGAATCCAATTCACCAATATTTACAGTTCAAATCGAAGCAATCCCTGCACATCAGAAAGTTTTTTACTCAGCAGATGATCTGCCAATTGCCAATAAACCTTTGATTGTTGTGTTTAAAGATAAAGACATTATCAGTGCAGAGTACTGCAGTAAGCATAAAGCATGGCATACCCAACACGGCAATATCAATGTGTGCCAAATTCACCAGTGGGCGTACGCTGAAGATTTTTACAATCAGTTAAACCTTCCTGAATTTCCAGAACGTTCGAAACGTCCAGATCCATCGGAACTGATCAAAGGTTTAAAAGGATTATTCGAGGCATTATCCGATGCAGCGGTTGAGGTACATGTTCACAAAGTAAATTCAAATGGCAACAGCTTGAAAGATATGTTTGAAGAAGTATTTGGTGAAAAATCAGATATTTTCAAATCAAATTCTAAACATTAATTGAAAGCGCACATACGAAAGCTGCCACTTCCGTATGTGCTACATCACCCAGTCGGGGGACTAAACAATGCAACATGATTCTAACGTACAAACTGCAGAAGCAGAAATTTCAAAATACCACTGTAAATGCGGTGGCTTAATTCTTCCAGACTTCGAGTCTTACAAAGTTGATGATGAAGTCAACTTTATGCAACAGCAAGTTAAGCAATTAGGTGGTGGATTAGTAAGTGTAAATCAAAAAGCTTACACAGGTATTATCACCAAACTAGCAGGTGATGATATTCAGGTGAAATCAGGTAATAAGCTATATGACCTTTACCGCTTTGGAATTACGCCTATCGATGCACCAGGACCAATTGAATATTCACGAATTGGGAAATGCCGTTGTGAATTGGATCAACAATCTATGGTTGAGGGCTAAATCATGACTGAACAAACCAATCTATCAAAAGTCATGGCTATTCATGCAGAAATGCTCGAATCCAATTCGTATTGTTACTTTGAACTGGCATATACCCGTTACACAGAATGGATGGTGTGGATCTGTAGCAACCAACGTGAACAAGATCCAAATCGAAAAGTTTTATTACGTGGGCAAGGTTCAACACCTGAAGAAGAATGCGCAGATGCATTGGAGAATTATGAACAGGAACATACCGCATGAGCTTTAACTTTAAAAATGCAATGTTCATCAATGCGATTGTTTCAATTATCGCATCTACATTTATTTATTTTGTTGGAGAAAATCAATGATTCGTCAGCAATTACTTCACCCAACTCAATTGTCTGGACTAAATGGTTTTCGTAGTAAACCCACCAAAACAATGAATAAAGCCTACCAAGCACAACGCCAAAAACAACAAGCTGCAGCTGCTGGACCATATACCTTGAGCATGTCATTTTGTATGATTCAGATAATAGTGATCAGCTTGGTGATGATTTTGATTGGGAAAATGAAAAATGACAGCACTTATTTTCGACACTGAAACCCACAAATTACATGGCGATATTATCGAAGCAGCTGCGATGGAAGCATATTTTTGGGAGTTATCAGGCAGAAAGGAATTTTTAGCGACCATGTTTGAGTACCAAAAACGCTTCAAACCCAGCGAATCTATCGGTTTAGGTGCAATGGCAGTCCACCATATTGTCGATGAAGATTTGGTTAAATGCCCACCATTCACCAAGTTTCAAATGCCTAAAGATGATGTCAAATACTTGATTGGTCACAATATTGACTATGACATTGCAGCCATCAATCGTGCAGGGACAGAAACCAATGGCATCAAAGCAATATGTACACTTGCAATGGCGCGTTATATGTGGCCAACATTGGAAGCGCATAATTTAACAGCATTGGCTTACCACATTAGTTCCGATCGTAAAGCGACAAGACGTGGACTGCGCAATTCACATTCAGCATTAACTGATTGTAAAACTACTTTTTCACTGGTTGCACGAATTATTCGTGAAAAGAACATTACCAGTTTAGAAGAACTGTGGGAATTTTCAGAACAAGCAAGATACCCAACCCACATATTCTATGGGAAATATAAAGGTTGGGCGATCAAGGACATGGATGACTATGTCTTAGATTGGTTACTGCAGAGAACAGATGAACCATATCTTCGAATTTCACTGCAAAATGAATTTGAAGGACGACATAATATAAGCGAAAATGAAGAGCTACCGTTTATATAATTCCACACCTTTTAATCACCTCAAAAGCACCTCCAATCGGAGGTGCAACCGCATAAAATATCCCCAATACTTTAAAATACTTAAATGTAGGTCTACTTATGTCTGCAGGACTTGAAATACGTGGAAAATCCATGCGAATTTGGATAAAAACCAAATCAACAGAAACACCCATTAAAGAAACCCTCGACTGGGCACATACCCCAGAAAATATCGAACGTGCAAAAAAACTGGCGGATCTCATTAAACTTGAGATCCAACTTGACCAATTCGACTTGGGCAAACACTTCCCAAACTCAAAACATATCAAGAAGAACCAAATCGCATATTATGCAAAATTATGGCAAACAATAGCGGTCAAGGAAGTTGCACCAATTACCTATGATAACTATCTCAGTAAAATTAATATCCATGTCCTACCTCGATGGGGGAAAACTCACCCCAAAGATGTAGATACCGTTTCAGTAAAAAAATGGATCCACAAACTCAAAGAAACCCTAAATCCAAAAACGATCCGAGAAGTGGTCACACGCCTGGCCACTATCCATGCCATCTGGCGACACGAGCATCAGATTTCTTATAACCCTTTTGAATCCATTAATATTCAACAGCTCGATGGTCCTGAACCTGATCCATTTACAAAAACAGAAATAGCATTGATTCTAAATACTCCCACCGATCTAGATATCGAAAATTTACTTCCATGTATTATGTGGACAGGTCTCTCTATTTCAGAACAGCTTCCGATCGCATGGGAGGATATTGACCTAGATAAAGGTCTTATCTATATCAATCGTTCGTTTGTCAAAAATATTTACCGAGTCACCAAAAACCGTCGAAGAAAACGAGAATTGAAATTGCTAAAACCTGCAATAGATGCATTGCGTAAACAATATAAAATCACAGGTCACTACAGCCCTAAAATTATCAACGTATTGCAACGTGACAACCAAACTTATAAAAAAGAACAAGTCCGTTTCGTATGGATCAACCAGGAACAAAACATCCACTTCAAATACCACGAACTCTGCTATAGATGGAACAAACATCTACGCAAAACCAATGTCAGAAAAAGAGGAGTAAACCAAGGACGCCACACCTTCGCTAGCCAACTATTATCCAGTGGCCAAGTTCCTCCAGAATGGATTGCAGATCAACTTGGGCATACAGATACATCCATGATTTACAAACACTATGGCAAACTCATTGCAGATGACATGCCCGACTACCTTACTAAAATTAATAACTACATTAACCAGTAA